CCAGCACCAAGATTCAGAGTTTCTGCTGCATAGTTATAGACTGCTTTTGGTGTTGCAAACTCAACGTTTTGCTTAGGCGTGATGCGCGAGTATTCTTCGTCTTGAGACCAGCGCCCTGCTGCGGCGATTCTTGTGCTAGAAATGTTCTTACCTTCAGTGAACTTAGCAGAAACATCAATCGAAGTATTGTTCGGAATGAGTGTTTCAATGTAAGGATTAGTCACATTGAAGATAGCATTTCGACGCGACAGCACCTTAGAGCCACCACCAATCGAAGAACTGGTAGCATTAGGTGCAGAACCGCCCGCAGAATCATATCTGAAAGTAAAGCCATGAATGTCTGCAGAATCGACAGTGTGACTGCCATTGAGCCATGCCGATGCTGTAATACCGCCAACGTCTTCTGCGCTGTCGATAAACGCTAGATCGCCTGGCTCAAGCCCGTGACACATGTGATGCACATAGACTTTCTTTGTACCTGCATATGTCTGCAGAGGATTGCTCTTGAGCAGCTTAGCAGGCAGACTTGCATTCTTCAGAATCAAGCTTGCACCACCAAGATCAAAGCTTGCTCTCTTCAACTTGTACATGAGGTCTTGGTCTTTAGTCTCAATCCAGAACATACCATTCTGAGGCAAGAACAGAGAACCAGGTGCAGGCTGAGTTGTCACAATCTTCGACGTAGAACCAAACACGGGCTCTTTTGTCTTCGCGCTGTATAGCTCATAGTCAGTAGACTGAGACGAAACAACAATTGCGTAATGAGTCCATGGGTCTAGATAGATGGGCTCATCAAACGTAAATGTTGTGGGCTTAGATTGAATCACAGAAAGCGTAGCATCAGCGCCGATTTCTGTAACGCTACCTGGATTCAGATACACATGAGAACCAGGCACAATCTCGTGATTCGACGGGCGACTATTTACTACAGGGCGTAGATGAATCGAAACAGGCAGATTGCCTGCGTCTTTTGTCTTGAAGTATAGTTGAATGCTAGTCAGAACCACACCAAACTGATTGTCAACATAGAATGTCTGTGCAAGTGGATTCTGAGGTGCATTCATTGTCGAAACAATGTTAGACGCAAACTGATTCTTGTCAACGTCAACATAGTCCGAAAGAACTTGAGACATTTCACCAGTGTTGTCAAGCCCGCGCAGTGCAGCAACAGACAGACCCGCAGCACCAGGACCATACTTACCTGCTAGCTTAGGATCAACAATCTTAACCTGTGCTTCGCGAACTTGGTTCGTATAATCTTGCAGTTCTTTTGCACTATATGTTTGCGGGAAGTTTGCCCAATAAGGAAGCGGCCAGTTGTACTCGTTCGGGCGAGTGCTAGTCAATTGACTCCAAACAGAACCCTTCGCGGCATAGTACGCAAACGCTTTACTTCCTGCAGCAGCCCAGTCATTCGTGTCGATGTCAAGAAGTTTGAACTCACGAATACCAGAACGATATCTTTGCCCTTGTGTCTTGACTCTTGCTTTTTGATTTACCTTAGAGAGATAAAAATCAGGAGCAATGTTTGGCACAAAGAAAGAACCAATGATTTCACCATTCGCGTCAGAGATAAGATCGGTAGACCCGCTTGGGTGTGCAGTGATTGCTTGGTGAGTACGCTGGTTACCGTTGTCATCTGTGCGATCAGAGAACTGCACAAATGTGGCTTCTTGACGACACCACTGTATCACCTTTTCGCCATCGAAGAACGGAGTAAACTTAGTGTTTGGCTTCAAACCCTTTGCATGGAAGTAAATCTTTCTAGAACGAATCCAAGGAATCAAAGCAAGATCGATGATTCGCTTACCTACAGTTTCGCGCAGAGTGTCAGAAGGAACAACTCTCGACACATATCGACTGCTATTGAAACCGTCACGCTTCTGAATTGTATAAGTCGAAGCATATTGCTCGCGGAAGTCAACAAGATCCCTCTTGCGAAGACCAGTCAGATTCTTTTGATTCTGAAGTTCACCGAAGGTGTCTAGATCGACATCTTCGATACTGCGACCAAACCAGTTCCAGTTCCAGTTATTCCAAAGGAACGCTTGCTTCTGATCAAGTCGCTTACCAGTTACCGCTTTTTCTGCTTCTTGAACAGATTCTTTCCATTCGTCAGATGTTGGCGAAAGCTTGATGATACCAACATTGTCTACCAGACCAAACGGGTTGATTTTGACAGAGCGAGACGCAAGAGACTGCACTGCCCACTCAGCAGAGTCATAGTTGATATAAACATTATCGCCTTTCTTAAGAATGTTCGAAGAAAGCGTGTTGTCAATGATCAGACGAATGTTGTCTTCGTCGACCATTGGGCGAACCAGCTTGCTTTCTGGATCGATAGAAGCAGCATAGTCATCGTTCTTCGTATCAGCACCAGTCTGGTCAGCAAAGTCGTCGACCTGAGAACCACTTTCTGCTCTCTCAAGACCATCGCTGTCAAGCGCAAGATTCAACTTCTGATCAAGTTCAAGAATGCTCAGTGTTGTGTATTCTTCAAGATCGTCTAGTTTTGCCTCAATCTTTGCAATGTCAGCCATTGTATAGCGCTTATGCTCAATAGGAGTAACGCGCAAGTCATTCTCGTCAAGCGTATTTGCATTGAGAAGAATTTTGTAGATTTCTAGCGCATTATCAGGTGTAGGTTTATATTGCGGATTGCCAGCCTGCTGACCGAGTAGGAGTTGTATCTCACCTTCTTGAGTTAGCAAAAGCTTGTCTGCACGAGGCAGATAATAGCTAACGTCTGCTGTGATGTTCGTTCCATTTCTTGGAAGATCAAAGATATCAGACGCTGTACCGAACGAAGTCTCGTCAGGTCTGAAGTCAAGATAGTTACGAAGATTTACAACTGTACCGTCTTTGAGAACGTGATCGGGAATGTCTTTGTATGCAACAGGCACATTACCATAAGATGTTGCATCATAGAAATCGCCGCCAGCACCACGCGCAAAGTAACGATAGTTTACATATAGATTCGGCGGTGCGCTGTCAGCAGCATTGATGATCAAGCGCCCCTTCGCATAGAAGTTATCGCGCTGCCCGTCATCAAGAAGTAGACTCGGCAGCATATTGACGCCCGAAGAACTATTGGCTTTTGCAGAGTCAACTTCAAAGATATCAGGCACTGCAAACTCGTAGTATACCACATCATTGACAGTATCGGTTTGCTTTGCAAGAGTAGCAGTTGCGCTAGTCAGAGTTTTCGCTTTTCTTGTCGCAGTCTTCTGAACATACGAAAGCACTTCGTAAGTTGCACCAATGACAAGCCCCGAAATCTGAACATCACGCCCACTGTTAGTAGGTGTACCAACCGTGTGTGCAACAGCAGTTGCGGTATTAGAAGAAACAACCCAAAGTGTTGTGTCTGTATAAGACTGACCTGCAGGCAGAGTTTGCAGTGTGATCACGCCGCTGCCATCAGCAACAAGACCGCTCTCGTGAATCTGCTTTGTCAGTGTGATGTCAGCAAAAGACTCGGGTCGCGGGCGACTTGTCGGGAAGAGAAGATCATTGTCAGTCACACCAAATAATTTAGCACCACGCGATTCTCTCACAAGGTTGAAAACATCGCTAGAACTTGTACCAATACTCTTTGCAGCACGGAGACTTTGATCGGAGTCAATATTCAGATCGAACACATAGACTCTGTGATTCGCACCGTCTTTTTCAACTGCACGAATTCTTGCAGTACCAATCGTGCTACCAGTCGCACCAAAGCCATCGTACAGATTTACAGAAGACGCATCTAGATCAGGAAGACCTCTGTTGCTATCTGCTACGAAATAGTTACCATAGACGACAGGAATTACATCGTTTGCAACGGTTTCTGTTTCTTGAGGGCGAGGGATTGTAAGTTTGGTAGAAGATGTCTTGTCTACACGATAGCCATTGATATACGCAAGCCCAGGAGACACCACAAGCTCAAGGCTAGAATCACCAGTAACTGCGTCCTGAATGTTTACAACAAACTGGTTGACAACGTAGTTACCAGACTCTTCTTTTGTTCTTTGAGCAACAAACTCTTCGATCTTATTATATGCATCGGACTCTTTAATAGTTTCTGTAATCGTAGAGTTTTCGACAGTTGCAATGAAAACAAAGGTTTCGTCAGAACTTACTTGGTCTTGAGTCGTCAGTACGAGACGGATACGATAGCGATCAGCACCAGGAGATGCGGTGTTGACAATACCGTTTGCATTATCATAGAGCGCAGTTGTGTCGTTTATCGTAACAACTTCTTGAACAACTTTAAAGCCAACCGTAGCATTTGCAACGCTGCTATAAGGAGACAGAATGATAGACTGTGCTGAAGTGTGGACAAAGTGACCTAGAACAAAGAAAACACCTTCGCCAACGCTGAACTTCGTACCCTTGCCAGTCGCTCTCGGTGTTTCTGTAGTGATTTGATAACCACCACCAGTCTGGTCAAACAGAACTTCGCCATCGCCAAAGCGTGTAGGCGTAGAAGCAATCGTACCAGCACCCGCATTGATATACTGAACGTAGAGAGTGTCAAGGGTAAAATCATCGCCATCGCGAGGCTTTACTTCAAGGACTTTTGCTTCGACGTTTGTGCTAGGATTTCTAAAGACAGTGCCGACAGGAATGTCAGCAAAAGCGCCGCCAGCGTTCGTAGCAGAGACTTTGATATACTCGTAGTTTGCGTCAACTGCCATTCCGCCTGGAGAAACAGCAGCACCTTCTTTGAAAACATTACCTCCAAAGCGCGCTAACTCCTGGTAGATCAGAGTCTGAAGCTGAGTCAACTCTCGGGCTTGAAGCGCTCTACCATTATTAAAAAGAATCTGATGATAGTTATCAGCTTCGCTATAATCGTCGTTATAAAGACCCGATAAAGTACTTGAAGTAAATTGTGTCGCCATGTTTTATCCTAACTGAATAACTATTCGAATGTCTTCGGTTTGAGCGTCTTCGCGAGTGATCGCGGTGTCAAGAGTATTTATGTATAAAATCTCACCAGAATACGCATTGACATCGGGATTCGTCTTCGCTAAAATTTCAGCAGTGCCACCCTCTGTATTGATAATATTATCACCGATCGTAAACTCTTCAAATCCTGTTTCATCATCTTGATAGTAGTAAAGAGTTGTTCCGTCAAGGTAGTAAACTTTGGCTGTCGAAGTTTCTTGTGCATTCGAAAACGTATCATTCGCGATCCAGGTACCTGTAACTGTACCAAGAGAAAGCGCTTTTGCTCCTTGTCCGGTGTTACCAGTAAATGCAGAATCACCACCAAAGACTGTCAAGCCTTTCATAATACCTACCTGATAGAAATCTGTGCTGTTGGCGACAATTGTATCTTCTTCTGTGCCAATAAAGTCTGTCTGCAGCATCAGTTCACGAGACTTGAGCGTCTTGGTTGGATCATCATTCACACCAAGCTTAGGCGAAATGATCGGGCGAAGCTTCGCACCAGTACCGCCGCCAGCATCTGTGACAATCGCTTTTGCATAATCATAGTTAGCACCATGAAGAAAATCACCAAAGCCATTTGAGTCACAACGTACATTTACAATTCTATTGTTTACAACATCTGCAACAAATTGTGCACCAACACCATTACCGCTAATTGTGATAGTGGGATTTGCTGAGTAGTTGATGCCACCGCTGTCTACTGCAATGCTCAGAATCTGCCCACCAACCGCGCTGTCTTGCAGAGAAAGTTGCACAATTTCTTCGGGTATGGTAGTAGCCGTGTTTGTAATTTTCTTAACAGGTGTATACGTTTTTGTTCTAAAAGTACCGTATGCGAGATTACTGATCTTATACAAATACTTCCACATGTAACCATCAGAAGTTCTAAAAGATTTGGTTGTGTTGTTTACAGCAGAAGCAAGAGGCTCGTCAAATACAGGGACAGCAGCACCGCTTGACAGTTTGCCTTGCTCGACACAAAGAAACACTTCGCGCAAAGAGTTTATCACATAAAAGTTTGTTTGAAACGGATTGTTGTTATCATACGCTTCGTATGTCTCATCGCTGGTCCATGTTACCGTAGGAATTACATGCGAAACATTACTCAGAACTTTTACGGACTGTAGAGTATGACGAAACTTCTCTTGATTGTAGATAGAACCTACGTTTGATGTCGTAATGGCATCTGCGTCTGTGATCGGTTCTGATCTTGCAATTCCAATATGATAGGGAACGCCATCACTGTCTATGTCACTTTTAAAAAGTGCCAGCAAATATTCCCTTAAACTATTTGTAACTGCTGCTGTCATAGTTAAATCTCTTTACATGGTGCTGTTATTTATAGAGTGTCTGTGATAACTGCTCGCGCGCGCGATGCGTTTGCGTCATACTTGATTACATTGTTTCTCAGCGGATTGATAACAGCAGGATTTGCAGGCACCGCAGTCACACGAATATACGAACCTGTGATCAGCGTACCCGTAAAGTTGACCAGCGAAATCGTGCCGTCAGTTGCTGAGTATGAGCCAATGTTGTCGACCAGAACATTTCCAGTAGATACTTGAATGACTTGTATTGTAGTGCTGTTCAGTTTATTTCTTAGCTTACAAATCTTACCATTATAGTAGAACACATCCGACTCAATCACATAAGCGTCGTCAAGAGGCGTCGAAATACTTGCTGCATATGTAATGGTTTGCAGAGGTGCTAGCGCATTAGGCACAAAACGATTCTGCATCTTGATGTCTGCTCGGCTAGAAAGAACCGAGTTGTCGACAGCATCAATGTCAGTCAGCATTCTTGATCGACGGAAAGACTGATTAAATCCACCAACGTTTGTCGCAAAATAGGACTGCATCGTGTTTCTCACTTGCTGCTCAACCGTAGAGACATCAAGAGAAGTCAGCGTAGGATTAAACTGGAAGACAGTAGAAACTTCCATATATGTTTCGACTGGATCGACAAACTCAATATTGAACGAAGCAACCGACAAGTCTTTTGCAAGTTCAGTGATATCACTCTTTGTATTTTCGATCACCACTGTGTCGTCTGTGTCAAAAACAATTGAGACAAAAACAGTTCCGTACTTTGCAGGAATGTTATCTTCGCCACCCCAGGCTTTGATATCAGAAATCACGTTTGAGAAGTTGCGCTTAATCAACGCCTCATAATCATCGGCTGTAACCATTCGATTCTGTGCAGCCCATTGGAAAGGTGCGTTCTTTCGAATCGATTCAATTTCTTCTTTGTACGAACCATTCGTAGAGACAGAGACGGTCGTAACATTGATCGTGCGACCATCGACCGTACCGACAGGCGTAAATGTTCTACCGCCGTTTGCCTCAGGACCCGCAACTGTAGTGTAAGTCACTTCAATTTTGTCGCCTGCTTGAGGGCTCTTACCAAGCCGAACACCATTACCAAACGTAAGTTCATAGTAACCGTTTGGTGATTCTTTCATAACAAAAACCCTAGAGTTTTCGTCGATGGTTGTTGTGTTGATAATATTTACATAAAGAGAATAGTTGCTTGAACTTACGCTATCATAGACCTTTACAACAACGGTATCTAAGTCAAGATTTGTGACGGGAATTACATAAGTGTCATTTTCGCTAGCAGGACCTGCAATAAATGTTTTAGTCTTTGCAATGCCTTCGTAGATCGGAATGTTTCGATTTGCGTTTAGCGTGAAATTATAGACTCCCGAGCCATCAGAAGTTGCAATGAGATTGTCACGAGTCTGGAAAGTATAACTCTTATTATTGATTGTCGTAGTAAATTTTGTGCCCGTTGGAATCGTCATCGTCGAAGGATTGTCAGGATTTGTCACGCTCAAATTTACGACAGCAAACGCTGCTTTTCTAGAACCGACTGTGTATCCAAGACTGCCTGCCAAGCCTACAAGAGAACTTCGAAGTTGTGCTGTGCTAAGGAAAGATTCATTCAGAGCAAAGTTAGCCATAAGTGCATTGTAATGCGTGTTGTACGCAAGCACATCCAACAGGTTCGAAAGACCCGAAGCTTCGAAGTTATAATCTGCAAACTCTGGCTTCTGCGCTAGAAACAGTTTGAGATTATTCTTGATTGTGTTAAAGTCTAGTTCGGTAGACTTAATGGTTGTAGCCATCTTTTACTCCGCAATCATTGCTGTGGTATTAAGTAATTGTCACCAAACTGGGTAAGAATTTGGTCTTCGTCTGGCACGGTGAGAATCCCGTCCATTTCGTTAGAGTCGATAAGCAGAACACCCTCAATAAATCCATTGAAGAGCGAAAAGATCATATCTTCGTCTGGGTCTGTTAATAGTGCATCTGGTGGCGGAATGACCAGGTCTCGCTTGATCAGATCACCATTGTATGCTGCAATTCTGTCAGAAAGCTGTGTACGAATAATACCGTCATAAGTAATGATCGGCGAAGTTTCAAGAGGCAGAACAGGGATCTCTGCTGGTGAAGTCGGATTGAGCGAAACTTTTAATGTTTCGACAACACCTGTTCCTACCACTCTAAACTCAAGTGTTGCTGTGACAGCATTATAGTCTGTGGTTGCAGTAACTTTAATGCCTAAAATTTTTGCTCTAGGCTCGTATCTCTCAATAGACTTAGTAATTGCATCGATGATTTCATCACCGACATCTTCGCTCATCAATTCAAACAGCAAGCCACCAAGGTTCGCACCATAATTTGGGCGATAAGGCTTCTCAAACCTGTTAGTCATTAACAAGTTCTTAATGGCTTGTTTTACAGAAGCAGCATCAGTCTTTCGAAAAACATCGCCATC